ACGAACGCCCTTCTCGAGGAGGCCCTCTCATGAGCGACTACGAAGTCCGCACCTTCCCCGTCGGCGAGCTGCGCGTCGTCGATGGCGACGACGGCCGGCCGCGGCTCGAAGGCCGGGCCATCGTCTACGACGTGCTCTCGGAGGACCTCGGCTCCTGGCGCGAACGCTTCGCTCCCGGCTCCGTGCGCCTCGACCCTGACCTCCTGGCGCTCTTCGACCACAACACGAGCATGGTGCTCGGACGCACGACGGCCGGCACGCTGGAGGCGACCAGTGGCCCCGAGGGCGTCGACATCCGCGCCTTCCCCCCGGACACGAGCTGGTACCGCGACATGCGGGTCTCGATGGAGCGCGGCGACATCCGCCACATGAGCTTCCGCTTCCGGCCGCTGGACGACGACGTCTCCATCGTCGACGGGCAGATCGTGCGCACCGTGCGCGAGGCCGAGGTCAGCGAGGTCTCGGTCGTCTCCATGCCCGCCTACCCACAGACCACGGCCGAAGTGCGCAGCCGCGTCGCGGAGCTGCGCAAGGCCGCTTCCACAGCGAGCACGACGGATTCCGGAGAGCCGGGCGGATCGCCCGGGGAACCGGCGCCCGAGGGCGGATCGCCCGAACGCATCGTCATGGCCGGGGGCCGGATCATCGCCATCCCCTGACCACCACGAGAGAAAGCGAGCACGAACATGAGGACCTACGCAGAGATCACGCAGGAGATCGAGGCCATCGAGGCCGAACAGCGGGCGATCACCCAGAAGGACGAGCCGAGCGCCGACGACCGCGCGCATCTGCTGCAGGCCGAGGGTGAGCTGCGCTCGCTGCGCAAGCAGCAGGTCGAGGTCCACGACCACGAGGTCGAGGAGCTCCGCCGGCTGGTCGAAGAGGCGAAGCCGAAGTTCCCGGCCTCGGACGAGAGCCGCGCCAAGCTCGTCGAGTTCCGCGACCGCCTCAAGGGCATGCACACCGGCGAGGAGATTACGCTGGTGCCCGACGGCGACCAGCGCGCGCTGGCCTCCAACACCGGCTCCGGCGCCGCCCTCGTGCCGCAGGAGTGGCACGACAAGGTCGAGGAGTACCGCTTCGAGAAGAACTGGCTGCGCAGCGAGGGCGCGACCGTCGTGCGCACCGACTCGACGCACAACATCCCCGTGCTGACCGCCAACGGCACGGCCGCGATCGTGGGCGAGAACACCGCCTACACCAACTCCGAGCCGACCATCGGCGAGGTCATCCTCTACGCCTACAAACTCACCGACAAGGCGCTCGTCAGCGAGGAGCTGATCGAGGACAGCCTGTATGACCTCGAGGGTGCGCTGGCGAAGAGCATGGGCTACAGCTTCGGCCTCGCCGAGCTGAACTACGGGATGACCGGCAACGGCTCCTCGCAGCCGACCGGCATCTTCAACAAGACGACCGACCTGACGACCGACACCCAGGCCGTCATGACGGCGAACGAGGTGCTGGAGACCATCTACGGCCTCTCCGCGGAGTACCGCGACGACGGCTGCGTCTTCATGATGGACAACACGATGGCCTACTACCTGGCCCAGACGCTCACTCCGGTGACCACGTCGGGCGGCCAGACCTACATGTTCCCCGGTCTCATGGACGGGATCCGGCCGAACATCTTCGGCTACAAGGTGAAGCTCGCCTCGGCGATCGCCGACAAGGCCGCCGGCGCCAAGGTGCTGGCGTTCGGCAACCCGGTCCACTACCTCATCGGCGAGCGTGGCCCGATGAAGGTCAAGCGCCTCGAGCTGGCGGAGTACCAGACCACCTTCGCCTTCCACCAGCGGTTCGACTCCAAGCCGCTGAACGAGGACGCCTTCTACGTCGTCACCCTGCACGCCTGATCGGTGACGCGATGAAGCTCCGCTGGATCGAGACAGAGGACACGCCCTGGCGGCACGTTGACGCGGGCACCGTGGCCGACGTCGACGACGACGAGCTCGCGAAGCGCCTCATCGCTGAGGGCATCGCCGAGCCGGTGGTCGAGCAGTCGGAGCGTGCCGTGAAGCCCAAGGGCAGGACGGCGACCCGGAAGTGAGCCCAAGGGGGCGGGCCACCGCGGCCCGCCCCCGCAACCTGCTGAAGGAGGCAGGACATGGTGGCATTCGACTCAGGACTCCTGGGCGTGAAGATCTCCACCGCCCTCGACTACAGCTCGGCCTCGACGGTGCTGGCCGGGACGGCCATCGACATGAGCGGCTATCAGGGCTGTCTCATCATCGTGAAGATGGCCACCATCGAGGCCACGGCGGTCACGAGCATCAAGGCGCAGACCGACACGACCTCGGCGTTCGGCTCCGCGCAGGACATCGAGGGCAGCTCGATGTCGATCGCCGCGGACGACGACGATCAGATCTTCATCATCGACGTGAAGAACCCGCCGGAGCGTTACCTGCGGGTCTACCTCACCCGCGGGACCGCCGCGGCGGCCTGCTCCGCCATCTACGTGCAGTACGGCCCCGACACCATGCCCCAGGTCAACGACGTCACGGACGAAGTGACGACCGAGACGCACATCTGGGCCGACAACGGCACGGCCTGATAGGAGGCTGAACGATGGCCGCCCTCTTCACCGTCGCCACCGCCCGGGCCTTCATCGACTCGGGCGTCTACGCGCTCGCCAACACGGGCGAGTTCACCGACGACGCGATCGAGGCGGCCGAGGTCGTCGTGCGCAAGCGCTTCGAGCGGGCCTGCAGGACGGCGTTCATCCCGACCGCCGTCACCGAGACGCTCGACGGGAACGCGACCAACGTCCTGCGAGTCTCCCACCACAACCCCTACCGCGAGGTCCCGAAGAGGGCGCTCACCGTCACGGCGGCGAGCATCGACGGCACGTCCCTGACCGCGACGGAGCTCGCGGCCATCAAGGCCCATCCGAACGGCCGCCTCGTGCGCACGGACGGCCTCACGTGGTCGTCTTCAACGAGCTACGAGGACCTCGCGGTCTCCGTCACCTACACCTACGGCTGGGCCACCGTGCCCGACCTCATCGAGCGCGCGGCCCTGCTCTACTGCGTGCGCATCCTCAACCAGGGCGAGCTGCCGGAGGGGGCGCGCGACTACACCGAAGGCGGTGCCGTCGCGCGCTTCCCCTACCCCGGCCTGCGTCCGCACTGGACCGGTGACGACGAGGTCGACTCCATCCTCGCCGAATACGAAGAGGACCGGGTGGTCATCGTATGAGCGCCCCCGCCTTCACCGTCGCGGGTCGCATCCAGGCCGCCGTACGCGACCAGCTCGAGAGTTGGGGCGCTCTCAGTGGCGTCGAGGTCGCGACCGGTCCGCGCCGCAAGACCGTGGGCGAGGGCATCACGGTCGGCCATCCCAAGGCCATGTCCACCTACCACGGCGCCTACCGCTCCGAGAGCGGCACCTTCCTCGTCGTCGTCGATGCCTTCCGGCAGGGTGCCGGCGAGAGCGCGATCGACACGGCGCGCGAGCGTGTCGATGCGCTCGCGTCCGAGGTCGTGGCCGCCCTCTCGCTCTCCGAACAGACGGGCGGCGACCTGACGCTCGGCGGCCTCGTGCTCTCGGTCGGCGACACCGTCGAGGTCGAAGAGCTCGACAACTACACCGAGGAGGAGCGCGCCCGCTTGAAGGGCCACGGCTACACCCTCGGCCTCACCTTCGCCTACACGGCCCGCATCACGACAGGAGGCTCCTCATGATGCTGATCTACAAGGGGCCGGCTCCGGTCATCGTGCCCGACGCCCGCCTCACCGTCATCCCCGGTGTCCCCACCGACATCCCCGACGACCTCGCGCCCGGCCTCCTGGCCCGGCCCGACTGGCGTAAGGCGCCGGTCAAGGTCGAGCCCGACGCGAAGGCCGCGTCCGCCACCAAGAAGGAGGTCTGAGATGGCTCATACCATCACCAGGTCCGCGCGCGGCGCGGACGCACAGTTCGGCTACGAGGTCGAGACGGCCTACGGGACCGCCGTCACCCCGGTGACGGAGTTCCTCGCCGCCACCTCCGGCGGTATCGCGCTCAAGCCGCGCATCGGTGTCATCGAGAGCGCCGGCCGCATCCCGGGCCGTATCTCGGACCCGGCGGACAACGCCATCGTCTACGACAACGGCGGCGACGGCAGCCTGACGTTCGAGTTGCTGCGCAAGGACATGCTGCCGCTCTGGCGCTGGGCGATCGGCCACAACGCGACCCCGACCGTGCAGGGCGCGACGTCGGCCTACAAGACGACCTTCGAGAAGGACGTCGACTCTTCGCTCATGACCGCCACCGGCACGGCGCTGACGATCCAGACCGGCGTCCCGTTCCGCGACGGCGGCGTCGAGCCGTTCACCTTCGCGGGCTGCAAGTGCATCGGCTGGGAGATGGGCTGCGAGTCGGGCGGCATCGCGACCGTGACCTTCAACGTCGACGCCAAGAGCCATGCCCACGCCGTGGACCTCGCGACTCCGACCTACCCGGCCGAGTACGTCCCGCTGGGCTGGTACTCGGCCTCCGTGGTCAAGCGCGCCGGCACGGTGCTGCCGGGCGTCAAGAGCGTGAAGTTCACCGCCGAGAACGGCCTCAGCGGTGAGGACTACGGGCTCTTCGACGGGAGCGGCGAGCGCGCCGAGCCGAAGATCTCCGCGAACGTCTCCGGCATGCTCGAGCTCGAGATCGAGCCCTCGAGCCTCGCGCTCACCTTCGACGACTGGGTCTCGAACACCCCGCGGGCGTGGGTCGTCGAGTTCGTCGGGGCGCTCATCGCCACGGGCTACTACTACACCTGGACG